GTGGTGACACGCCGGAGCGGGAAGCTCGTCGTGTGCCGTTTGCTGGTCGCAGCCTTTATGGCTCGCTTTCTGTTCAAGTCACTGGAAGGGCATTTAGTAGGCATTCGCGATCAAGTGCTCCGTTACGTTACGGATCGCCTTGAATCGCTGGTAACCCACAAGGCGTCGTGCGAGGCAGAGAACGACCCTCATAACGAGGATGTCGGTCTTGGCAAGTACCTCAGCGCGGTCGCCCGGTTGGCGTCGCAAGACATCCACTGCTTGTGTGTACCAGTGAGTTTGATCGCCCGGTGGCACCTGCGCTGCGAGATCATGAAGATCAAGTCTCGCGTCACCAAGGCTGGCCCTTGGTGGTTACGCAATGGTGCCACAGAGGTCCTCGGCGACCAGCGCGCGCTTCGCATCGTTACTCGCATCATCAGCGGAGCCACGGTCGCGCACAACGTCGAGGACACGCCGCGCGGACCGCCCCCGAGCAGTCCGCATGTCCACTCCGGGTTCCGAAGCCTCGCGCATCGGTTCATGGTCCCTGGGGCCAGCCCGAGTGACATCGCTAACACGCAGAGTAATCACCAACTCGCTGGTGCCTCTCGCAACGTGGGCGTGGGCAAGACGCGTACTTACATTCACAACAACGCGTTCTTCACACACGACCTCAGCAAGAGCGCCGCGGGGCGCGATAGCCTGGCGACCGGCACACGTGATGTGCACGACGTCAAGGACTTAGCGCACGTTGGCCCATCAGACCCGTACATGCCTGGAAAGGTCTTCACGCTGGTGGACGATGATGTCTACAGGGACTCATTGGCTGGCATTGCCGGCGCCAACGCGGTGATAATCACTCCGAGTTACAACAAGTGCGCAGGCAGAGGAGCTGACTCTGCCTGGTGGTACACAGCCGATGCAAAGGGCAATGTTTCCATCACGGAACGGGTCGCGTCGGTCAATGGTGCTGTGTACCCCCTTCAGCGCCCGTGGAACTACACCGCCAACGACTTCGTGTACATCGCCCATTCTTCTGGCGATGCTTTCACCACGTATAACGTCATCATCAAGTACCAACCGGGCACGCACCATATGTGGGTCTGGCTCGCACGCAACACCACAACGTGGCTCTCCAAGGAGGTGTGCGACATGATGAAGGACTTAGTGGGGTGCACGGAGCTGCGCGCAGTGGAGCTGCGAAAGGCCACTAACGCAATTTGCGTTACTCCCGCTCATGCCATGGCTAAGTTGCCCACGGCCACTGAGGAGCAGAGGGAGTTGAAGGAGACGGTTGCGCGTCTCTTCGGTGGACCAAACCCACGCTCATTCATAGTCGGACTCTTCGGCACAGACGGCGACCCGGTGTTTAGCATCAAGTTCGCCGACTCGGAGGGTCATGGCTCGTCGGTCGAGATCACGGAGAACGAGTACCGCGAATTCTGCCTCATGGGCAACTCTGGGAAGTCACGCGGCTTCGGAGTGTCAGAGGTCAAGCGCACAATGCTCTACATGGGCAATTGGCGTAAGGGATCTGTGGAGCCGATACTCGTTGGTTACTTCTTAATTCCGATCGACTATCGGCCACGCCCCAACATCATGTACGTCCGTCAAGATGGGTCAGTTGACGATGACGTGGATGGCAGGGCATCTGCCGTCTGGGCTGCACCAAATCCAACGGGCAGCCACGCAGGCGTGGCCGACACGACGTCCGACCAGGCGCACATCGCTTACAAGGAGAAACGGCTCGAAAAGTTTGCAAACTTGAACAATCCTGGAGATGATTTCAAGCACACTGTTGAGATGGTGCTTGACAAGTTTATTACCCAAATCTCTGTACAGAGTGGGGTAAAGCTCAAGTCCGCAACCTTGCCGTCCGCGAAGCTCATTTACGACACTCGCACCGGTGCCGTCCAGGCTGCCCGCCTGGAAGGCTTTCTCCACAACAACGCAGTACCAACTTCCGCTCGTTCGAACTTAAAGAGCGAAGTGGCTGCCAAAGCGAGTGTTGCGCCACGCTGCATCACGCAATACCCGGAGGGTCTCTCGATTCAAACGGGCCGTTTAGGCCGTATGATAAAGGAGGTTCTGAAGGGTTGTGACTTTTACACGCCCGGCAAGCCGCCCACTGACATTTCGCTTGCAATCCGCTCGCTGTCAGAGTTCGCCTTGTGGAAGTGCGACCTCGATGAAGAGGCAAGCCGGGACGTAACTGGTCTCCACGACACGGACTACACCAAGATGGACGAAACAATCAGCGAGTACATTTATGGCTGGTTCACTACATTCGTCCTTGCGTTCGTGTCGGATGGCGATCGCGTGGAGGTCGAGCAAATCTTGGAGGCGAACGTTGACCTCAAGACTGTGCTCAAGACGACGATGATTAAGACAGGGCATAAGAACAACAGTGGCTCCGGCGTTACAACCGAGCTTAACACGTTCGTGTCCGCCTTCGTCGAGTACCTCTCCACCACATTCGCCATCGTCCGCCACATCACGCGGTCGGGTCAGAAGGATAGTCTGCCATTTGAAAAGTTTACTCGCACAGCGGTACGGAGGAACCTCGAGAGGTATCTCAAGTCATTGCCGCTAGAGTGGGTGTGCTCGCGGATTTACGAGTGTGATTACCGTGAAGTCGAAAAGTCCATCGCTGCAGGCAAGTCGCTTGCATCCATTCTTGACATCTTCACCATTGCGTACCGCACCATCGGACCAAAGTTCGGGGACGATGGCGTTGCGCCGCACTTACCGTACATCACCGATGAGAACTGGAGTGAGAGCTCCAACTACGTCACAAACATCATCGGGATGATCCTCAAAGTTACGTACACCAGCCTGGAGAGTGGCACTTTCTTTCTGGGCCGGCGGTACCCGGCGCCCACCAAGACATTGGCATCGTACGCAGACGTCATCAAGGCGATGGCTAAGCTGTCAATCGCTCGCAATAGCGATTTCGACAAGTATGTGCTAAAGCTGCGTGGGTACTGGACGACCGACTCGAAAACCCCAGGCATTGGGGAGTACCTTACCGCAGTTGCAAGAATTTACGGCGTTGAACTCACTATGTTCGATGGAATGACCGAAGTTGACGAGAACGGCACGGAGGTGTTGACCGAAGAGATGGCAGCACTCCTCACAAGCGACCGAGACATGTTTCATCGCGTCGTTAACGGCCCGTACGACGTCGAAGACTCCGACATTCCGATCCTCCTCGACAGCGTGTCGATTGAGCTAGGCTTTGGCTGTTCCTCGGACTGCCAAGAATGGCTCAAGGGTCTTTCCGAGTGCTCGACCTGGGAGGAGCTCGACCGGTGGTTGCTGCCGGGCGTGTCATTCGACCCCGACGCGGAGCCTGAGGGCACCCGTCGCGTGTCGGGCGCGTTCCATTACCTTCTGCGGCTAAAGGACGAAGCGGCATTTACCGATCGCTACGCGCAAGAACTCCGGGTGCTCAGCCACCTCGAGGAGCGCGAGTGCGAGATTGACGAACTGGTTTCCAGCGCAGAGCTGGCACTGGACTATCTCCTTCGCGAGCGGAAGGGGCTGGTCCAGCGGGCATATGCCGAGCAGGATACATATTCTGACCGGCGCCTCGTCAGCAGGACATCTCAGGACCCGGGCGCGTCGTCGGCAAGCGACGCTGCACGGGCGCAGGCGTGAACACGATTCGCGCACTGCAGCCTCCATTTACGTGATAATAGTTCCGTCACGTACTACGGTTAGGTTTGGATTCCAAGTCCGTAGGCTATGGCAAGGTCTGACCCGCCGAAAACCCAACGTGTGGTCGCAGAACGGAAGTTTGCGACTAAGTGGCAGGGTAGGAAAACGAGCATTGTTGCCTTTTCTTTAAGTTTAACTTTTCTTTCAGTTTCTTCGATTCAGTTTCATGGCAACGATGACTCCTCAGCAGTTAGTGCAGGCCGTGCGGTCCAAGGACCCCATGCACGGTCTGTGCGAGTCAAAGCAGATCACGCGCGAGGGCTGTGACTGGCTCAAGTTCGCACTTGACCCATTCCATGACCTGCAGTTGGACAACCTCCGTGGCTACCCCGACGTGGCAACGGAGCCCACTGTTGTCGTTAAGATACGACAGGCGATTGAGATTTCAGCTCCCAAGGCAATCAAGGCGTCTGGCGAGAACTGGGATTGTCACGTCGTGCTCTCTCCCATTGATTGGGCCAAGCCCACTGGCAAGGTGGAAGGCCCCAGTGGCGACGAGGGATACAACGTGATTGGCCGGTTCCTGCCAATGGGCGATGCCAACGGCTTCAGCGCCGCTGGTTCCGTCCGCAACGCAGGCCAGGGTGTGGCCCCGGAGCGCTCAACGCTTGGTCGCGTGGACGGACTCGTCATTAATTCCGTCCCCGCTTCCCCAGCCAACGGCGGTGACTTAACTTACACTCCTGGACACATGCCACTTGTGGAGGACACTTCGGGGTACAAGATGGACAACATCAATCTTGACGACTACCTCGACTTTGATCGCACCGACCTCGGTGCGTATCGTGTCATCTACAGTGGTTTCGAGGTGGTGAACACAACGGCCCAAATTTACAAGCAGGGCGCGGTGACTGTGTACGAGTACGGGCACTCGTACGAGACGTCGCAAGCCTTGTCATACTGGGACACCACCCCAACGCAGCTCAACAATCAAGCCGTCGGCACGAACACCTTCCGCTGCCCCCCGAACAACATCGCGGAGGCCAAGATCATGCCAGGTTCTCACACCTGGCCGGCGCAGGAAGGGTGCTATTGCACAAGCAAGTTCCAGACCGACAACCCGTTTCAGACGCCCACCCAGCGCAACTATGTCATTGCACAGAACAATGCCAGCGCTGGTGACGATTCGGGATACAACACATATGCGGGCACGCACAGCGGCGGGAGCATCCTCTCACCTGGTTTGGTGGGTACGAACTACACGACCGTGTACCAGGCACCGCCTGGTACTGTGGAGGATGGTGCTTACAATGTGGCTCCGGCCACGCACTTCTCGCATATGTCGACCGCAGGCGCATACTTCACTGGTCTCTCTCCTCAGTCCACCTTGTTCATCACTTGGCGGGTTGGGATTGAGCGCCTGCCAGCAGCAAACAAACCCACGTTCCTGGCACTCGCACAGCCGAGTGCCGTGTACGACCCGAACGCACTGGTACTCTACAATCTGATCGCCAACAACCTGCCTCCAGGTTGCCCGCAGGGTTGGAACGACCTGGGCCGCTGGTTCCGCACCATTGCGGACGTGGCCCAGACCGTCATCCCCGCGGCCTTCCCGATGGTTGGTGCGGCTCAGATGATGCTCCGGCACTTCGGAGCAGTTAAGGCCGCTGCGGCTCTGCCGCAAGTGGCCAAGATTACCATGGCAGGTCTCGCCGCTGCGAAGCAGCGCGGCCAGCCAAACAGCAGCGCGGCCAACAAAGCCGCCAGCAAGCTGCAAGCTGCCGCTCGGGGTAAGAAGCAACGACTCGCGGTGCAGAATTTCGGCGCCCCGGGTCAGCGCGGGCCACGCGGAGTTCAAAGCTTTTCACAAATGGCTTGAACTCTAAATGGCTAAGGTTAGAAGCAGGTCGCCATCACCTGCGCAAGGCGCGCGTCTTCACCGGCGCGTTGCTCCATTTACTGCGACGAACTTCGTCAGGTCACCCTAAGGGAAC